AATCGTGCCGACTACTCTGCCTGTACGACATGGGGAGTCTTTTATAAAACAGACTCCGATGGCTTTGATACCACCCATATTATTCTTTTGGACGCCTTTAAAGACCGTTTGGAGTTCCCAGAACTAAAGAAAAAAGCCTTTGAGCTGTACAAGGAATGGACGCCTGATGCCTTAATTGTGGAGAAAAAGGCGGCAGGAGCGCCCCTCATCTATGAGATGCGTAGGATGGGAATACCATTACAGGAATATACACCGAGCAAAGGCTCTGATAAGATAGCCCGTGTAAACGCTATATCTGATCTGTTTGCTTCAGGCTTTGTCTGGTGTCCTGACAGGCGTTGGGCAGAAGAAGTCATGGAAGAATGTGCTTCTTTTCCTAATGGAGATCATGACGACCTTGTAGACTCCACCAGTCAAGCTTTGTTAAGATTTCGTCAGGGCGGATTTATCCGTTTAAACTCTGATGAACAAGATGAATTTATGCCACGCAAAAAAGTGGCGTATTACTAGGAACCGCTATGATTGAAAAAAGCCTATACCAAGCCCCTGTCGGATTGGATTCTATTGTTGAAGAAGAACCCATCGAGATTGAGATTGTAGACCCTGAATCAGTCAGTATTGGTATTGACGGTTTAGAGATTGAAATTGGAAAGGCGGAGCCTTCCGATGAAGACTTTGATGCCAACCTTGCCGAGTACCTCAGTGAGAGAGACTTAACCGAAATAGCAGGCGACTTACTTGGCGACTTTGAAGATGATATCTCCGCCCGCAAAGACTGGATTCAGACCTATGTAGATGGTCTAGAGCTGTTAGGTATGAAGATTGAAGAACGGACAGAACCTTGGGAAGGAGCTTGTGGTGTATATCATCCCCTTTTATCTGAAGCTCTTGTTAAGTTTCAAGCCGAAACGACCATGGAGACCTTCCCAGCTGCGGGTCCCGTTAAAACGCAGATTATTGGCAAAGAGACGCCAGAGAAAAAAGACGCTGCCCAGAGGGTTCAGGACGACATGAACTATCAGCTAACAGACGTGATGACCGAATACCGTCCAGAACATGAAAGAATGATTTGGGGTTTAGGACTATCAGGCAATGCCTTTAAGAAAGTCTATTTTGACCCTGCACTAGATCGTCAAGTCTCGATGTTCGTGCCAGCAGAAGACATTGTAGTTCCGTATGGAGCATCGAGTCTTCAGTCCTCCCCTCGTGTAACCCACGTCATGAGAAAAACTGAGAACGAAATTAAAAGGCTTCAATTTGCAGGCTTTTACAGGGATGTAGAACTTCAAGAACCAAGCGGAGCTTTAGACGAAGTTGAGAAAAAGATTGCCGAAAAAATGGGTTTTCGTGCAACTTCAGACGACCGTTACAAACTGTTGGAAATGCACGTAGACCTAGATTTGCCTGGTTATGAAGACAAAGACGAGGATGGAGAACTGACTGGCATCGCCCTACCGTATGTTATAACGATTGAAAAAAGCACTCAAGAAGTCTTATCAATCCGCAGAAACTGGAGACCTGAAGATGACACTCATCAAAAAAGGAATCATTTCGTCCATTATGGCTATGTGCCAGGATTTGGTTTTTATCATTTTGGGCTTATTCACCTTGTCGGCGCTTTTGCTAAGTCTGGCACTTCTCTTATCCGACAACTTGTGGACGCAGGCACATTGGCGAATCTGCCAGGCGGCTTTAAGACCCGTGGCTTGCGAGTCAAAGGAGACGATACCCCCATTGCGCCAGGTGAATTCCGTGATGTTGACGTACCGTCAGGAGCCATTAAAGACAACCTAATGACGCTACCCTACAAGGAGCCAAGCCAAGTCTTGTATTCCTTGCTAGGGACTATCGTAGAAGAAGGGCGTAGGTTTGCCTCTGCTGGTGACATGAAAGTGGCGGATATGTCTGCTAATGCACCAGTCGGAACAACACTAGCTATCTTAGAGCGGACTCTTAAGGTAATGAGTGCGGTACAAGCCCGTATTCATTACTCCATGAAACAGGAATTAGGTCTATTAAAGGACATTATTCGTGACTACACGCCTGAAGAGTACAACTATGAACCTGAAGAGGGTAGCCGCAAGGCAAAGAAGAGCGACTACGATATGGTTTCGGTCATTCCAGTCTCGGATCCTAATGCGGCAACGATGGCGCAAAAGATCGTTCAGTACCAAGCAGTACTCCAACTGGCTCAAAATGCGCCTCAAATCTATAATCTCCCGCAACTCCATAGGCAGATGCTAGATGTGTTGGGAATTCGCAACGCTCAAAAGTTAATTCCACTGCAAGATGATCAAAAACCCAAAGATCCCATTACAGAAAACATGGGTGTCTTGACCAACAAGCCTTTAAAAGCATTTATTTATCAAGATCATGAGTCTCACATCATTGCCCATACCAATTTTATGAAAGATCCATTAACGGCACAGGTTATTGGTCAAAATCCACAGGCTCAACTGATGGCGGCGGCTTTAAATGCCCATATAGCCGAGCATTTTGGCTTTAAGTACCGCCAGATGATTGAACAACAGCTTGGTGCGCCTCTTCCATATCTCAAGGATGATGAAGAAACTATTCCAGAGGACTACGAAGTCCAGCTTTCTCGACTGGTGGCTCAGGCTTCTGCTCAACTGCTTCAACAAAATCAAGCTCAGGCGGCTCAACAGCAAGCGCAACAGCAGGCTCAGGATCCAATTATCCAAATGCAACAGCAAGAACTCCAGATCAGAGCGCAAGACGTACAAAGAAAAGCTCAAAAAGATCAGGCAGACATTCAGCTCAAGCAAGAGCAGATCAACGTTGAACGGGAGCGGATTGCTGCCCAAGTAGAGATGGAAGGTAATAAAGCGGGAATCAAGATGGCTGCCGATAAAGACAAACTAGACCGTCAAAATGAACTAGAGGCTACCAAAATGGGCATTGATATTGCCAAATCCAGAGATTCAGGAGGCAACAAATGACAGAAATAGAAGTTTTAATGGGTCAGATAAACGAAAAAGCTGATCAATTAAAGGACGCTGTGGTGGTCGGCAATATGGATTACACACAGTACCAAAAGGTTTGCGGAGAGATTCGAGGTCTGCTCATTGCAAAAGGGTACATATTAGACCTCAAAGAAAAAATGGAGAGAATGAATGACTGAATTACTAATCGGATCGACCACCGATGATGTAAACGATGTGACCGTATTGCCTGAGACGGACGAAGAGAAGGCAAAACAACTACCTAAACCTTCTGGATATCGCATTTTATGCGCCATTCCAGATACGGAACGGGAGTATGAAGGCGGCATCATAAAGACAGACGAAGCTGTCCGATTTGATGAACTTTTAACAACAGTCCTATTTGTAGTTGATTTAGGACCTGATTGCTATAAAGATAAAGACCGTTTTCCCAGCGGAGCATGGTGCAAAAAAGGAGACTTTGTCCTTGTTCGCCCCAACGCTGGAACTCGTTTAGTGATACATGGGCGTGAATTCCGCATCATCAACGATGATTCTGTGGAAGGCATAGTAGACGATCCCCGTGGCATTAAACGTAAATAGGAGCCATAAATGTCTGAAAATAAACAAGAAATGAAAGATTACAGCTTTCCAGATGAGGAAAAAATCGATATTGAGGTGGAAGACGACACCCCACCAGAAGATAAAGGTAAGACCAAATCAGATCCTGAGTACATTGAAAGCCTTGAAAACGATGAGCTAGAAGAGTACTCACATGAAGTAAAACAAAAAATTGCTGGTTTTAAAAAGATTTACCATGACGAAAGGCGGGAAAAAGAAAAGGCGTTGCGAGAGCAACAAGAAGCCATTGCCGTTGCCCAACGTCTTTTTGAGGAAAACAAAACCCTTAAAGGTAAAGTTACTACCAGCGAAAAAGTAGCCGTTGATTCCTTTAAGACGTCCGCCGAGCGTGAATTAGATATGGCAAAGCGGGAATATAAAGAGGCGTATGAGGCTGGAGATTCTGAAAAATTAGTAGATGCTCAAGAAAAAATGACGTCCGCTAAGATGAAGATGGAAAAGGCTTCCAATTACGCAGAAAATATTAATCATCGAGCCTCTTTACAAGATAGAGAAAATAATGTACAAATACAACAACAGTCTGAAAAACCTGTTCGTGATCAAAAAGCTTCGGCTTGGCAAGAGCGCAACTCTTGGTTTGGTCAAGATGATGAGATGACGAGTCTCGCCCTTGGTTTGCACGAAAAACTAGTCAAGGAAAATGGGATGGCATATGCCACGACTGACGAGTATTACAAGCGTATTGACGAAACAATACGTAGACGATTCCCCGAAAATTTCGAGGACGTAGAAGACGAAAAGCCTCGTTCGAAACCGAGTACCGTAGTCGCTTCAGCAAGCCGTAGCACATCTTCGAAAAAGATAAGGCTAAATACCTCTCAGCTATCAATAGCTAAGAAGTTAGGTTTAACGCCAGAGCAATACGCCCGTGAACTTTTAAAAATGGAGAATTAGCATGACTAAGAAATTAGATAGAGAATCAGATACCCGTGCAACAAGTGAACGTCCTCAGCAGTGGGCGCCAGCAGAATTGCTTCCTGAA